AGAAGTTGCTGAAACCCCTGCCTTTCGTCGTGGTGGCGCTGTTCGCAAGAGCATGATGTCCGACATGAAGGGCCGTGCCATGAAGAAGACTGGTTCGGATGCTATGGGTCGTGCAATGGCTAAAAAACCTGCTGCCAAAAAGCCTGCTGCCAAGAAAATGATGGGCGGCGGAATGGCTCGTGGTTATCAGTCCGGCGGCATGGTTAAGAAAAAATCTGGGCGGAGTTGCTAACATGGCTGGCCGTGGAATGGGTGCCGCGACACAAGGCGGCGGCTGCGTGGCTAAGGGTGCGAAGAATCGCATGATTAAGGCTACCAGCAAGACAACGGGTCCCATCTTGATGGCTGAAGGTGGGTACCTCAATATGCACAAAAAGATGGCGATGGGAAAAAAGCGTAAATGACGACTTCTAACACCTACGACTTCGACCTTCAGATTGATGAATTGGTCGAGGAAGCTTATGAGCGGTGTGGCATGCGTGTCACCACTGGTTATCAGCTTTCGTCTGCTCGTAGGTCGTTAAATCTCATGTTCTTAGATTGGGCCAACAGAGGCCTAAACCTTTGGACAATTGAGCGTTTTTCCACGCCTTTGATCTCTGGGCAAGAGTACCTAGATCTTCCTGCCACAACAGTAAACGTCCTGGAGGCGGTGATTAGGGATAACACCCAGTCACCTGCCACGGACATTGTGATTGACCGTATCAGCCGTGCGCAGTACTTGGACGTGCCAGATAAGAGCACCACTGCACGTCCTGCGCAGTTTTATGTTGAGCGTACGACCACCCCGAGGGTGTACTTCTACCCTGCGCCAAATGCCAACTACATCTTCTTGCACTACCGTATCGTGCGCATCCAAGATGCTGGGTCCTATGGCAACACGGCAGACGTAAACTTCCGCTTCCTGCCTTGCTTGGTATCAGGCTTGGCATATCACCTGTCTTTGAAATTTGCCCCAGAACGTGCTGCTCCTCTGAAAGCCTTGTATGACGAGGACTTTGCCAGGGCCGCAGCCGAGGACCGAGATACGGCAAGCGTAAGGTTCGTACCTCAACTGGAGTACTAACATGGGTTCTTGGGCATCAGGCAAATACGCCCTCGCAATCTGTGATTACTGTGGGCAGCAGTTCCCGTACAAGGACCTGAAGAAAAACTGGCGCGGCTACAAGGTCTGCTATGCGGACTATGAGCCAAAAGAGCCGCAGCTAGAGCCTTTGAAATACAATGGAGATGCGATATCCTTATACGAACCGAGGCCGGATCGTAGGGCGTCTATGGACGTTTTTTTGGCCGTTCCGGGGGATACAGCATTTACTTCTGTCGGAATGATGCCAGCACCCGTTAACAAGCCCATTGTTGGCGTAGGTAGCGTGGGAACCGTAAAGGTGTTGATAACATGACCTATGACGAACTGGTAATAAACGTCCGACGTTACATGGAGACAGACTCCAATGTCCTGTCTGACTCGGTCATAAACACATTTATCCTGATGACGGAGAACAAGATTCTCCGTGACATCGATCTTGAGATTTTTCGTCAAAACTCCTTGGGCAATTTGACTGCCAACAATCGGTTTTTGACGATGCCTATTGACATCTTGACGCATCGATACATGCTGATCAAAGATGGGGATAAGGAAGTCTTTTTGGACTTCCGTGACGTTTCTTATGTCAAAGAATACTGGGAAGACCAGACAGAAACTGGTTTTCCAAAATACTATTCCGTATGGGATGCCACGACCTTCCTGATTGCCCCTACCCCGGCGCAGTCTTATGTGGTTGAGCTTGGCTACATACGCAAGCCTGCGGGCTTAAGTTCTACCAACCAAAACACATGGCTGAGCATTAACGCCCCTGAGGCTTTGCTCTACGGATGCCTTGTGCAGGCCTACAGCTTCACCAAAGGGCCCATTGAGATGCTTGGATACTTCACCAATTCATACAAAGAGGCGCTGTCTGGCCTCGGTATTGAACAACAGGGACGTCGCAGACGTGATGAGTACAGAGATGGCCTTATCCGTACTGAACTCCTTGCCGCTAATCCAATCAGTCCAAATGAGGCCAAATGAAACCACAAGTACCCGATTTATCTGGCAAGTCTGTTGCCATCGTGGCAATGGGCAAAAGCCACCTAGAATTTACCTTAGCTAAGACCCATTCCCAGCCGATTGACGAAGTCTGGGCAATCAATGCCATGGGCGGGGTCATTTTCCACGACCGCATGTTCATGCTGGATCCTGCCAGCAGGTTCCTCGATGGAGAAGAGGCTGGATCACAGACAGGCCTCATGCGCGAGGTCCTACGACGCCATCCTGGGCCTATTTACACGTGCGAGTTAGATAAGCGCTGCCAGGGCCTCGTAGAGTTCCCTTTGGAAGATGTGGTTAATGCTGTAGGTACGTGGTACATCAACAATACCGTAGCTTTTGCCATTGCTTTTGCAATTGCAGCAAAGGTCAAGCGGATGATGATCTATGGTGTCGACTTTTCGTACAAGGGCAATGTGCACTTTGCAGAGGCTGGACGTGCCTGCTGTGAGTTCTTGATTGCCAAGGCGATAGAAAGAAACATTGAGGTTGGCATAGCCAATAGTTCTGGGCTAATGGACACGAACGTGCCTCCAAACGAGAAGCTTTATGGGTATCACAGGTTGGCGGATCAGCCGGTGTTTTCCATGGAGGATGGCAAGTTCAAACAATACAAATATTCCGAGGTTCGGGATATCATTAAGGCTCAGGCGGACGCCTTGAGTTCTCCTCCAGAAGCAGTGAGGTCGTAACATGCTAGAGCTAAAAGTCGGTTCGTTACTTTCACCAATGGTAAAGACCAGCGATTTTGGCGGTTTGCCAATGGAAGATCTGGCAGAGCTTTGTGCAGTGCGAATTATCACCGTCGCTGACTCTGCGCCGCCCGCTATTCGTGAGCAGGCAAGGCTTTTCCAAGACCAGCTTCGTAAGGTGCTGATCGAGTATCTCAACCGTGCAAAACAGTCCGAAAGGGCTACTTGCATCCAAATTTGTTTACAAGGCGGACATACCGATGCCGCCACTCTTCTAAGGAGAACATAATGGCTTTTACTGGTAACTTCATGTGCACGTCTTTCAAGTCTGAAATCCTTCGTGCCGTTCACAACTTTGCCACTGGTGGTAATGCTTTTAAGCTGGCCCTGTATACCAACAGTGCCTCGTTCACCGCTGCTACGACCGCGTACACGACCACTAACGAGGTAGCTGCCTCGGGTTCGTATGCTGCGGGTGGTGGCACGTTGACCAAGCTTGGTGTTACGACTTCTGGCACCACTGCTTTGACGGACTTTTCTGATCTTTCCTTCACGACTGCAACCATCACTGCTCGTGGCGCGTTGATTTATAACGACACGGCTACGGGTAATCCGACGGTCGCGGTTCTGGACTTTGGTACAGACAAGACCTCTACGGCGGGTACGTTTACGATTGTGTTCCCTGCTGCCACGGCGACGGGTGCAATTATCCGTATTGCGTAGGAGATGTTATGGCCCTCGTACTCAAGGATCGTGTACAGGAAACGACCACGACTACGGGTACGGGGGTTATTACCCTTGCTGGTGCAACAACAGGCTTCCAGGCGTTTAGTGCTGTAGGAAGCGGCAATGATACGTATTACACCATCACCGATGGTACGAATTGGGAAGCTGGAACTGGCATGTATGCCAACGTTCCTTCTCCTGCTCTCTCTTTAGACTTTACTAGCACCACAACTCTTGACTCAAGAATAGCTCTAACACGAGCTACTTCGGCTACTTATTTTGATTCAACAGGCACATTGACTTCTGCTACTTCTGGGGTAGCACGATTTGAACACTACTTAGAAAATGGTGTTTGGGTAAATAAAGGACTTTTAATAGAACCCCAAAGGACCAATCTTTCTCTTCGTTCACAAGAATTCAATGATGCTTCTTGGCTAAAATCAAACTGTACTATTACTGCAAATACGACTGTAGCGCCGGATGGTACCACCACTGCGGATAGATTTAGAGAAACGTCCACTGCCAACGTTTTTCATGAAGTTTACAGAGAAGTAGCCAGTATTAATAGCACTACACAATCGTTCACATTTTCAGTTTTTATAAAAGCAGATGGTAGGACCGAAGGCAGTATGATTTTTCAGTTCGGCACATCTCAGCAAATAAGAACAAATTTTGATCTAACAGCAAAAACAATAGGACCTCCTTTTTTTATTACTAGTGGTACTCCACTTGCAGCGACAATTAGGGAGTTAGATGACGGATGGTTTAGGCTATCCCTTTCTGGAATTACGGGAAGTAGCGGGACACATAGGCTAAGAAT